CCTTCGGACGGCCGGTCGCATTTTCAAAAGAACCCCGTCTTCTGGAGGGGCTGGGATAGCTGGAATCGGGCCTGATTTCTCACCGGATTTCACGGGTTTTTGCGCGGCGTTTGGAATCAAAAACGGAATCAAAAATCGATGGGTGGTAAGGGCAGCGGAGGACGGCGCAGCGGGGCGGGTCGCAGGAAGAAAGCGACCCACCTGCGCGGGATCGACGGTGGCGCAGGGCGCCGTGGGCCGATGGATCCGCCGGCCGGCGCCGCGCCGCCGCCGCCCGTCGCCGACGTGGCGCTGCTCGAGCCGCCGGCGGGGCTGGGCGCGATCGAATCGGACATCTGGCGGGCGTGGGCGCCGCTGGCACATGCGATCGGCACGCTCACGGCAGCGACGGCGGCGAACTTTGGCCAGCTCTGCGTGCTCGAGGCCGACCGTCGCGAGTTGTGGGCGCGCTACCAGCGGCACCTGAGCGCCAGCGGTGAGCCGCGGCTGCTGTTGCAGATGGACCGGAAGGAAGAACTGGCGACGCGTCGCGAGCATCGCACGCTGGCGAAAGACATCCACGCGCGGATGAAGGACTTCATGATCGCGCCGTTCGGGAAGGAGCTGGCACCGCCTGGGGAACCTGGCGCCGGCGAGATCGACCCGATCGATCGGTTCATGCGGAAGTAGGCCGTGGAAGAAGCCAATTCTACCCCGCGCGGTTTCACGCCGTTGGAAAAGGGCAAGGCGATGGGCTCCGCAGATCGTACGTGATCGTTTTTCTCAGCGGAGAGGGGAGCAGACGAGATGAGCCAGAAGATCGTTTGGAAAGTGAAGACGTACAACTGGACCGTGGTGGTCGAAGCGAACTCGGTCGCGAAAGCCGAGGCAAAGGCGAAGAAGGTGCTCAGGTCGAAATACGACTCACCGAATCCGACGATCGAGTCGATCGAGCGGGTTGGAGAACTGGAATCATGACCGATCAGCCCTCCCCCTCCGCTGTCCCGATCGCCCCGCAGGAGGCCGAGCTGCTGTCACGTCTCGGCAACGCCGTGAGCATGATGGACTACATCTTCCGCGGACAGCAGAAGATCGAGAAGCTACGCAGCGACACCGAAAAGACTGACGACATGCAGTTCCGCGACCACGCCGATCGCGCGTTCGATCTGCTTCGTCAACTTCGTGCCGCCCGTCTCCCATCGGAGGCCCGTCCGTCGCCGACAGACCCGCGGATCGCGGAGATACGCCAACAGTTGTCGTTTGGCGGTCACATCAGCCGCAATCAAGCCTGCTATCTGTTGCAGCGCCTGGAGCAGGTGACGAAGGAACGAGACGAGGCACAGGCCACGAGCGCTGACCTGCGCCACATGCTGGTGATGCAGGACATGGCGTATTCCGACGACAAGAAGCACGCCAATGAAGCCGCCGAAGCCACCATCGCTCGCCTGCGAACCCAAATCGTTCAGTTCGACGACAAATTGATCGAGTTTCAAGACGGCACACAAGTGCGTAGCAACAGCAAGAATGAGCGGTTGGAAGTCAATACGATTCGCAAGACGCTCAACGTAGTGCGTAACGAGTTGAAACCGATACTTGCCGCCCTCGCCTCGTCGGAGGGGACAGAGAGGCAGCCATCTAAAGTGCAGACGTCTGCACAGGAGCGCTGACCATCACCACCCCCCTCGATCCCGTCACCCGCTACGCCACCGACGTCGTCGCCGGCACCGTGATCGCCGGACGCCTGGTGCGCGCCGCCTGTCAGCGTCATCTCACCGACCTGCAGACGGGCCACCTCCGCGGCCTCGTGTGGCGGCCGGACGAAGCGCAGCGGGTGATCGATTTCTTCCCGAGCATCCTGCGGTTACCCGAACGCGTCGACGCGGACGACGAGCTGCAGGGGGACGACGCCCAGGACGCCGATGTGCCGCAGCCGTTCGTGCTCGCGCCGTTCCAGGAGTTCATCGCGGGGTCCCTCTTCGGTTGGTACACGGTTAAAGGCCGGAGACGCTTCCGTCGCGCCTACATCGAGATCGCGAAAGGGAGTGGGAAGACGCCGTTCGCGGCCGGCTTGATGATCTACCGGGCGGTGGCCGACGGGGAACGCAATGCGCAGGTGTTCTTCGCGGCGACGCAGCTCGAGCAGGCGAAGATTCCGTTCACCGACGCCGAGAAGATGGTCGCGAGCTCGCCCTCGCTGCGGAAGCGATTCTTGCCGACTGTCAACAACCTGGCGATGCCCTCGACCGGCAGTTTCCTGCGCGCGATCAGTAGCGAGAAGAAAGGGCTCGACGGCAAGCGCGTGAGCGCATGTCTGCTCGAGGAGGTGCACGAACATCCGACCGGGCTCGTCGTGCAGAAGATGACCGCCGGCATCAAGGGGCGGCGGAACGCGCTGATCGTGGAAATTACAAACTCCGGCTTCGATCGCAACTCGGTCTGCTGGCATCACCACGAGTACTCGCGCAAGATCCTCGGCGGCGACGTCGTCAACGAGGCGTGGTTCGCCTACGTCGCACAGCTCGATACGTGCGACAGTTGCCATGCCGCCGGCAAGCTGCAGCCGTCCGACACGTGCATGCTGTGTGATGACTGGCGGACCGAGGGGCCGCACTGGCTCAAAGCGAATCCGAATCTCGGTGTGTCGCTCGCGTGGGAGTACTTGCGCGAGCAGGTGCGGATCGCGATCGAGGTTCCGTCCGAGCAGAACATCGTCAAGCGCCTGAACTTCTGTATCTGGACCGACCAGGTGACGGTCTGGATTCCGGTCGATCGCTGGAATCTCTGTCGCTCGGCCGCGCTCGCGGCGTTGGCTGATTTCCGCGCCAGGCTGGAGGCGTTCCGCGGTCGCGAATGTTTCGTCGGCTTCGACCTCTCCGCGAAGATCGATCTCTCGTCGGGGCAATTCATCTTCCCGCGGCCGCTGGTCCGCGCGCCGACGGCGCGGGATGTGTCGGATCCGCCGGTGCGCGCCGGCGACGAGCTCACGCGGGCGATCGATGTGCTGTCGTTCTTCTGGATGCCGGAGGAGACGCTGCAGCAGCGAGCGATCGAAGACAACATCCCTTACCCGCAATGGAAGGAGGAGGGCTGGCTATTCTCGATCCCGGGCCCCTTGATCGACCTCGACGCGATCGCGGACTTCCTCATCGACGAGGCTGAGCGCGCAGGGATTCTTGTCCGAGGGATCGGCGTCGACCAGGCCGGCGCGACGGCGTTCGTCACGCGGCTGCGGCGGCACTTCGGCGAGGAGTTGGTGACCGAGGTCCCGCAGGGGTTCCGGATGCTGGGGAGTCCAAGCAAGACGCTCGAGGCGCTCGTTGTCAGCCGGCAGATCGCGCACGAGGGCAACCCGGTGATGGCGATGTGCATCGGGAACATGGGGAAGGAAGAGAACACCTGGCGCGAGATTCGGCCAGTGAAGCTCAGTCAGCGGAAACGCATCGACGGCGGCGTCGCGCTGATTGACGCGATCTGTACGATGGAGCGCGCCGTCGAAGTCAAGAAACCGCCCGACTATCAAATGCTCGTGTTAGGAGGATCGCGATGACGACTCCGCGCGTGGAGTTCACCGTGAAGCAATACGCCGAGCGTGAACAGGTGCACGAGGAGACGGTGCGCCGGTGGATTGCGAAAGGGGCGGTCGCCGTCCGCAAGACCCCTGGCGGCGGTGTGCGCATCATCATCGACGCGCCGCGGCCCGTGTCTCGCAATCCAGATGGCACGCGCTGAAGATATTTTCACCGCATTTCACCGCATCTCACCACATCTCGTCACGTGCCCTCTTCTATCCAGCCCCGCCGCGCCTCATCGTTGAGGCGTCGTGTTACAGCGCGCGTATAGCCTGCTCGAGGTTAAGTCCGTCGACGCCGCGCAGCGCGTGGTCGAAGGCATCGCGAGCACGCCGACGCCGGATCGCGGTGGCGATGTCATGGACCCCGCCGGCGCCCAGTTCGTCCTGCCGATGCCCTTCCTCTGGTTTCACGACGACAAGAATCCGATCGGCGAAGTGTTCGCGGCCGACGTCCGTCCTGACGGCATCTACATTAAAGCTCAAGTCTCCACCGTCACGGTTCCGGGCCGTTTGAAAACGCTCGTCGATGAGGCCTGGGCGGCCTTCACCGCGAACCCGCCGCTCGTGCGGGGGCTCTCGATCGGCTGGAAAGCCCTCGCGATTGAGCCCGTCCGGGGCACGCGGTTCACCCGCGTCCTGAAATGGATCTGGGGCGAACTCTCCGCGGTGACGGTGCCAATGAACACCGACGCCACGATTCTCTCCGTCAAGTCTCTCGACCAGGCCGCGACAGGCCCTCACTCGCCCGGCGCCACGGGCCCGTTCCCTGTTGTGCGCGCGGAAAAGGCCGCGCCAGCTATGACCACTCAGGAACAGATCGCCGCCTTCGAGAACACCCGTGCGGCGAAGACCGCGCGGATGACGGAGCTGATGAGCAAGTCGGACGGCTCCACCCTGGACGACACGCAGCGCGAGGAATACACCACCCTGGAGCGCGAAGTCGACAGCATCGACGAACATCTCCCGCGTCTGAGGAAGCTGGAGAAGACGCTGGCGCTCGGCGCGACGCCGATCACGGGCCAGACGGCAGAGGAGCTCGCCGCGGCCCGCGGGGGCAGGTCGCCGGTGATTCAGGTGAAGTCGCAGCTGCCACAGGGCACCGCTTTCACGCGGATGTGCATGGCGCTCGCCTCGAGCCGGGGCGATTCGTTCCAGGCGATCGAGCGCGCCAAGCAGTGGCACGATTCGACGCCGGAAGTCGAGCTGATGGTGAAGGCCGCGGTCGCGGTCGGCGTCAGCACCGACGCCACGTGGGCCGGCCCGCTCGTCGTGTCGCAGCCGCTCATCGACGAGTTCCTCGCGCTCCTCCGTCCGCGCACGCTGCTTGGACGGGTGCCTGGGCTCAAGCAGGTGCCGTTCAACGTGACGGTCCCGGCGCAGACCACGGGCGGCACCTACGGATGGGTGGGTCAGAACAAGCCGAAGCCGGTGACGAAGGCCGATTACGCGACGGTCACGCTGACCTTCGCGAAGGCGGCCGGCATCATCGTGCTGTCGGAAGAACTGGTCCGGCTGTCCACGCCGTCGGCGGAACAGCTCGTGCGCGAGGAAATGATCGCCGGGATGGGCGCGTTCCTCGATCAGCAGTTCGTCGATCCCGCGATCGCGGCGGTGGCGAACGTGAACCCGGCGTCGATCACCAACGGCGCGGCCACGATCGCCTCGAGCGGCGTGACGGGCGCGGCGGCGAAAACCGACCTCTCCTCGCGGGTCGGCGTCTTCGTCGCGGCGAACATCCCGCTGTCGGAGTCGGTCTGGCTGATGAACGAAGCGAACGCCTTCGGGATCGGCCTGTCCGTCAACGGCCTCGGGCAGCCGCTCTTCCCCGGCTTCACCGGCCAGGACGGCGGGCGGCTGATGGGGATCCCCGTCGTCGTCAGCAACAACGTCGGCGCGCGCATCGTGCTCGTGCATGCGCCGTCGGTGCTCTACGCGGACGAAGGCGGCGTGCGGATCGACGTCAGCCGCGAAGCGTCCGTGCAGATGGACTCCGCGCCGACCGACACGGTCGACGCGACGACGGTCTACCTGTCGCTCTGGCAGCGCAACCTGATCGGCCTGAAGGCCGAGCGGTTCATCACCTGGAAGCTGGCGCGCGCGACGTCGGTGACCTACATCACCACGGCGTCCTCGTACAACGGGACGTAACGACGTGATCCAGCGGTTAGCGATTGGGGGGCCGACACGGGATTCCGTGCCGGCCTCCTTTGCGGTCGACCTCGCACAGCTCTACGCCTACACCAAAGAGCGCGGGCGGTGGCCATCGGTCACGGTGGGATTTCTGACGGCGACCTACATCCACGTCGGCCGCGAGCTCTTCCTCGAGGCGGCGCTCAAGCAAGGCGCGACGCACGTCCTCTGGCTCGACACCGACATGAGTTTTCCGCGGGAAGCCGCGGTGTTGCTGGCGATGCACGAGCAGCCAATCGTCGGCTGCAACTACGTCGTGCGCTACCCGACCGGTTTGTTCACCGCGCGTCGTGATGATGCGCGCGTTCCGACGCTCGAGCACTCGACCGGCCTCGAGGCTGTCGACGAGATCGGCTTTGGGGTCGTCCTGATGCAGACGGACGTGATCGCGGATCTGCCGCGGCCGTGGTTCCGGCACGGACTGAACGCCCAGGGCGGCGACATCGGCGAAGACATCATGCTGTGCCGGGCGCTGCGAGCGGCGGGCCACACGGTGTACATCGACCACGACCTCTCAAAGGAGATCGGACACATTGGGCACCACACGTACCGCACCCTCGAGCGCGAAGCCGTCTCCGTCTGAGGAGATCGTGGAGCTGCGCGCGCCGGACGGCAACAGCGTCACGCATAAGGTGTATCGGTCGGACACCGAGACCGTGCAGTTCTTTCTGTCGAAGGGCTACACCATCGTCGAGCCGGAGCCGGCCTCATGACGCAGGCCGCGGTCGCGCTCGATCCGTTAACGCAGGGCTGGTTCAATCACGGCTCGAAGATTCTCGAACTCGTCGAGCGTCACCGGCCGAAGGTGTGCGTGGAGCTCGGCACCTGGCAGGGGGCGTCGGCGATCCCCGTTGCGCGCGCCATTCGACGCTGGGGCGGCACCTTGACGTGTGTCGACACATGGGGCGGCGATCTCAACGGCGGGCTCGGCAGTCTGCAGTCCCCGTGGATGCTCCTGAGTTGTGTCCGCAACATGACGCAGGCCGAGGTCAGCGGCGTCATCCGGTTGATTTCCTGCACCACGCTCGAGGCCGCGCGCGCCTGGACCGAGCCGATCGATTCCCTCTACGTCGATGCGGATCACTCCTACGAAGGCGTGCGGGCCGATCTGCGCGCGTGGGTGCCGTTTGTGAAGCCGGGCGGCCTCATCCTCGGCGACGACTACGGCAGCGATCTGTATCCCGGCGTGAAGGCCGCCTGGGATGAATTTGAGCACGAGCGCGGTCTGACGCTCGCGCGGTATCAGTCAACGCCACCGGATCCGCACGGCATTCAGTTGATTTACGGGACTGTGTAAGGAGGGCACCCATCATGGTCGACGAGAAGAAGAAGACGCAGGGCATCACGATCCAGGCCGTCCAGCCGCACACGTATCAGGGCGAGTCGTACGACATCGGCGACACGTACGAGGTCGTCGACGAGGCCACGGCCGAGAGCATCGTGGCGCAGGGTAAGGGCACGCGCGCCGACGCGCACACCGCGAAGGCACCTGCTGCGAAGGCGCCCGCCGCCGCGAAGCCGAAGGGGAGGAAGTAGATGGCCCCTGTGACGCCCATCACCACCGAGGACTTCCCCACGCCGACGCCCGCGCCGGCACCGCCGACACCGCCGCCAGCGCCCGAGCCGCCGTCAGCTCCTGAGCCAAAGCCGACCGAGCACAAGGACTGAATGCGCATCGGCCCGTTCACTATCGCGCGCACGAAGGCGCTCGGTATTCAGCTGCAGCCGCTGAGCGGTCGTGGCGGGTGGTGGAACATCATCCGCGAGCCCTTCATGGGCGCGTGGCAACGCAACCAGGAAGTCGCGATGGACACGGTGCTGACCTACAGCGCCGTGTTCGCGTGCGTCACGCTCATCGCGGCCGACATCGGGAAGCTCTGCATCCGCCTCGTCAAGCAGAACGAAGACGGGATCTGGACCGAGACCGAGAGCGCGGCGTTCTCACCCGTCCTGCGCAAGCCGAATCGCTACCAGACGCGGGTGAAGTTCGTCGAGCAGTGGATCGTGTCGAAGTTGGTGCACGGGAACACGTACGTACTGAAGCAGCGCGACAACCGCCGGATCGTCACGGCGCTCTACATCCTCGATCCGACGCGCGTGACGCCGCTCGTGGCGCAGGACGGCAGCATTTATTACGAGTTGAAGCGCGACGACATTTCGGGCATCCCGCAGGACGTCGTCACGGTCCCGGCCAGCGAAATCATTCACGACACGATGGTGTCGCTATATCACCCGCTGATTGGGGTCTCACCGCTCTACGCCTGCGGCGCCGCGGCGATGCAGGGCCTGGCCATCCAGAGCAACTCGACGAAGTTGTTCAGTAATGGGTCGAATCCTGGCGGTGTGCTGACGGCGCCCGGGGCGATTTCCGACACGACGGCGCAGCGGCTGAAGGCGTACTGGGACGAGAACTACACCGGCGACAACGTCGGGAAGGTCGCGGTGCTCGGCGATGGGCTGAAGTACGAACAGATGGCGCTCAACGCCGTCGATGCCCAGTTGATTGAGCAGTTGAAGTGGACCGGTGAGACGGTCTGCACCTGCTTCCACGTTCCCGCGTACATGGTGGGCATCGGTCCTCCCCCACCCTACGCCAACATCGAGCCGCTGATTCAGCAGTACTACGCGCAGTGCCTCCAGAGCCTCACCACGAGCATGGAGGTATGTCTCGATGAAGGGCTCGGCCTGCTCGGCAAGATTGACGGCACGCAGTACGGCGTCGAGGTTGACGTCGACGATCTGTATTGGATGGACGTGGCGGCACGGAACAAGGCGGCGGCGGACTCGATCGGGTCCGGCGGGATGTCACCCGATGAGGCCCGCCAGCGGTACTTCGGTCTCGGGAAGGTCGCCGGCGGCGACACGCCCTACCTGCAGCAGCAGTACTGGCCGTTGAAGCAGCTGGCCGAACGCACCATCCCGGCGCTGCCGGCCGCGACGACAGCGCCACCAGCGTCGAACCAGGCGACCGACGACGACGTGATGGACATGGCGGCGACGCTCGTCGCGATCCGTCGGAAAGCGCAGGAACGGTGGGGTTGTGCAGCCTAGCCCAGACGATCTCGCCGCTGCGGTGGTGGAGACGGTCGCGTTGGCCGTCGCGCCCGTCCTCGAGCGCGTGGCGGCGGTGGAGACGACGCTGCGGGTGATCGGCGACCTCCGCGATCGCGTGGTCGCGGTCGAAGTGAAGGCCGCGCAGCCGGCGGATCTCGGCGACGTGCGCGATCGGCTGGCGGCGTTGGACGTGAAAGCCGCCGGCGTCCCCGAGCTCCAGCAGCAGCTCGAGGCGCGGCTCGTCGCGCTGGAGGCTCGCGCGCCCATCCCTGGTCCTGCGGGTCCACAAGGCGAGCGCGGTGAACGCGGCGAACGCGGCGAGGCGGGAGACCCAGGCACACGCGACGACCTCACCGACGACGACCTGACCGCGCTGTGCGACGACTTGACGCGGAAGACGTTCAGTGCGTTGCCGCCGATTGCGCTGCCGGTGCGGATGCAGAAGCGGGTCATCCGCGATCGGGACGGCAGGATCGCGCGCATCGTCGAAGAGCCCGTCGCGCCATAAGACAAGAGGAGTTTCGATGCGTAGCATTCTCCCGCGGTTCGTCGAAGCCATCGCAGCCGGCGTTCTCGGCGATCGATTCTCCGCAAGCTTCGTCACCAATGCCGGCGCTGATGGTCTCCAGTCAGGCGGCGGCATCACCTGGTCCTCGGACACGATCAAGGCGCGGTTGGTGGCGGCTGGCGCGACGCTCAATAAAGACGACACGTCGATGACGCCCTACACGGCCATCGGCACCGATCAGACCTTGGCCTCGAAGACGAAGACCAAGGACACGACGAACGATCGGATTGTCTACAGCGCCGCGGTGCTCACCTGGTCCGCTGTGGCGGGGGGCAGCACGGTGGGCTATGTGGCGATCTTCAAGTTCGTCACGAACGATGCGGGGTCGACGCCGATCGCCATCATCGACGTCGCTGACATCGCGACCAACGGCGGCGATCTCACCTTGACCCCCGACGCCACGAACGGGTTCTTCTACACGCAGCAGTAGGGAAGCGATAATGAGCCGTCAGTTCTGGTCGGAAACTCTTGCGTGGGCTACGGCGAGCGGGACGCCGGTCACGAACACGACGACCGAAACGATTATTTTCCCGAACGTCACTATTCCTGCGAACTACATGCAGGATGGCCGGTGCATCCGTGTCCGCGCGATCGGGCAGATTAGCACTGGCACCGGCCCGCCCACGATGATCTTCGGGCTGCGCTGGGGCGGTGTCGGCGGCACGATCCTCTGTAAGACCGCCGCCTGCACGCTCGTCGCGAGCATCACCGCGTCAATGTGGGATCTCGACATCATGATCACGACTCGGTCGAATGGCTCGAGCGGGACGCTGATGGCGAACGGTGCCGCACGGGTCTTCGCGGGCGTGGCGGGCACTGTGGCATCAGCGACGGGTGAAGGGCTCGTGACGCCGATGACGGCAGGTGGTGTTATCACGCCGGCTGTTGCGACGGTGGACCTGACGGCGGATACGGCGCTGTCGCTGACGGCGACATGGTCTGCGTCCTCGACCTCGCACACGCTCACCGGATTGAACTACACGATTGAAGGTCTGAACTGATGCAGAGCGGGACGATCGTCTACTGCTCGCGTGAAGATCACGCCCCGCCGCAGTTCGCGGCGTGTCTGGCGAGGCTCGCGCAGCGGCATCCGGACGCGGAAATCCTACACATGATCGGCAACGATATTGCCGATTCCCGCAATCAAGCGGTGATGCAGTGCGTCGGCGACTGGGTCTGGTTCATCGACACCGACATGCTATTCGCGCCGACGACGCTTCAGCGGTTGCTGGATACCGGCAAGGACGTGATCCAGGTGCTATGCCTGATCAGGCATCCACCGAACGAGCCGGTGCTGTACCAGCACTCGGCCGTCCAGCGCGACCAGGGCTTGTCTGGAGCGCCGCGCGTGGTGGAAGTCCAGAGCCTCGGGGCCGGCGGCACGCTGTACCGGAAGCGGGCGTTTGAAGCCATGCAGGGGCCGTGGTTTGAAGGCATCTTGGGCCGAGAAGATACGAACTTCGCGCAGAAGTTGCGGGCGGCTGGGATCCCGCTGTTTGTCGACATGTCGACGCCGGTTGTGCATCTGACGCCGATGGGCGTCCGGCCGAAGTACGACGGCAAGACTGGGACGTGGGCCGTGGAATATGTCGCGACCAACGGCATCGGCATAACCGTTCCGTTCGCGGCGGCGCCTGTACCGATGGTGCAGCTCGTTCACGCGTTGAAATTGGCGTGACATGGCGACCCGTTTCCTGCTCACCAACTCCGGCCCTGCGGCGGTCAATCCGGCCTTCGATGGTGGATGGGAACAGACCGGGCAAGCCGATCGCGTGCGGATGTTGACGAAGCAGGACCAGTCGTCGTTCCAGGCGCTCGCGAATGGTACGTCGATCACGGTGCCGATTACGACGACACAGGACATTCTCTGCCGGCAGTTCGTCAGCGATCCGTATCCGGCGACCCAGTGGCTGGGGACGGTGAGTCTGGTGATTCGCGTCTTCGAGAACGCCCTCACGAATAATGTGACGCTCGCAGTCGTCGTGAAGCTCTGCGATCAGAGTGGCGGCAATCTGCGGACATTGTTCTCGACGTTCGGCACCGATACGGAGTTTGCGGCCTCCGGGTCTGATGCGACACGGATCGTGAATGCGCAGGCGTTGAGCACCACCACTGGGCAGGTGGGCGATCGGCTTGTGGTGGAAGTCGGCGGTCATGCGACTGGCCCGACGGCGGCCGGCTCCTACACGATGCGGTTCGGTAACAACGCGGCGTCTGACTTTGCGCTGACGTCGGCGCTGACCACTGACTTGAATCCGTGGGTGGAAATCTCGCAGACGTTGCACGAAGACCGCTTCAACAACTACCAGTCGATTCGTGCGGATGACGGCATCTCGGTAGGGGATCGGGTCCGCTGATGTCACAAGGACGCTTCGCCTCGAGCGCTGGGATCCTGGTGGCTGATGGGCCGAACGAGGCAACCCATGTGTCGAGCTGGCCGCGTCAGGGTGCTTATCGCACGCTGTTCCCTAACACACAGATGCCGGTGGGTGGGAGCGAGTGGCGGCATGGCTTTTCTGATGGTGGCCCCTGGTACAACTTCCGCTCGCTCTCGAATAAGGCCGTGGGGTCGCAGATCAACCATGCTCCCGCGTTCTCGGATTCGCTCGCGTGTCTGGGCGGCTATTGGTACAACGACCAATCTGTTACGACGACGATCACGTTTGCGAACCCACCGACGAATGGCACGCACGCGCAGCTCGTGCCGGAGGAAGTCGAAATCTTGCTGCGGTTCTCGATCGATCAGGGCGTGGCGAGGGGCTACGAGTGCTTGTGGTCGGTCGTGCAGGATGCGACGTTCGGACGTTACATCCAACTGGCGCGGTGGGAAGGCGGCCTGGGCCAGTTTACGAAGTTGGCAGATGGCACGGCGACACTCGCCACTGATGGCGATACGTTCTCGGCATCGATCGTCGGCACGGTCATCACTGTGCAGGTGAACGGCGTCACGAAACTGACGTACGACACGACGGCCGACAATCCGAAGTACGCATCTGGTGCTCCTGGTATCGGTCACTATTTTCAGAACGCGTCAGACCTCGGCACGTACGTCGCGTCTGATTTTGGACTGACCTCCTTCTCGGTGACGGCGAACTAGCTATGGCATGGGCACGACGTGCGAGCGCTACGAGAGCCGCGAACGCCGGCAACCCAGGAGCCTCGTTCAACGGCGGTAATCTCGGCGCGGCGACGGTTACGGGCGATCGCATCATCGCCGTTGTGGACACGAGTATGGTCAGCGCACAGACGCATGTGACAGGCGTCACGTCCACTGGAGGTGGCGGCGTTAAGTGGTCGCGCGACTTCATAATCCAGGCGTTCCATAACAGCTACTTTGAAGAGCTCGCGGTCTGGAGCGGGGTGTGTACCGCTGACGGGTCGGTGACGGCGATCACCTTCGCGCTGAGTCCGACGATGTCGGCGAGCTCTGGAATTAGTTGTGCCATCGGCGCCTATAGCGGGCTGGCGGTTGGACTCGGACTCGGCGTGGATCAGAACGGCCTTCAGGACATCGTGCAGGCCGGGTTTGCCGATCTATTTGGCGGGAACGTGTCCTACGACTCCGGAGTCACGCAGATTGCTCCGAACAAGCCGAACCTGCTGGTCATCGGTGCCCATGCGGATGCGGGGAATACGTCGACCTTGACGGCGGCTGGCGGCTTCTCGGTGAACGTGAAGACGGACGTGAACAGCAACGGGCAGTGTGCGTTGCAGGATAAGGATCTCGGGGCGGCTGGGTCGCCTGTCAGGTCCACGATGACGGCGTCTGTGGCTGGATTTGATATGAGTGCCGTGATCGTCTATCGACTGCTGGCCGGTAATACCCAGCCGATGGCGCGGCGTCCGTCCATTATTCGGCCGGGGTTGTCGCGATGAGTTTCCAGCAGCGTCGATCGCCTCGGTTCCAGAACCCGCTGGCGAACCTGACGGATAGCGGGAGTGGCGCTCTCGTCGGCGTAGTTCCATCTGCGGTCTGGACGGTCGCGGCGCTGGTCCTCGCGGCCGGTAGCGTGGCGCTGAGCGGCACGAGTCCTTCCGCGACGTGGACGCCAGCCTCGATCAATCTCGGTACGAGTCCGCTGGCTCTTGTCGGCACGAGCCCGGCCACGATCTGGACTGTTCCGACGCTGGCACTTGCGCCGCAACCGCTCGCGCTCAGTGGTGCGTCCCCCGCGGCGACGTGGAACCCCGCCGCGATCAACCTCACGCCTGGTGCTGTCGCCCTCAGCGGCACGAGTCCGCTCGCGACGTGGACATGTGCCGCGATCGATCTGGCGCAGTCTGGTGGACCGCAAGCCCTGTCAGGGGCGAGCCCGGCGGCGACCTGGTCGGTGCCCGCGCTGGCGCTCTCGCCGAGCCCGGTGGCGCTCTCGGGCGCCTCGGCATCGGCGACGTGGGTCGCGGCCGCGATTAATCTCGCCCCGAGTCCGCTGGCGCTCTCGGGCGCGTCTCCGAGCGCGGTCTGGGCACCCGCCGGCACGCTGTCGGCCAGTCCGCTGGCCTTGAGTGGAGCCTCACCGGTTGCCACGTGGGGCGTGGCCGCGATCGAGCTGTTCCAAGCCGGCGCGCTCACTGGGGTCAGTCCCTCGAGCACCTGGACCGTCCCGACGCTGGCGCTCACGGCGGGGCCCGTCGCGCTGACCGGGACATCCGCGTCGGCGTCCTGGGGGGTGGCGACGCTCGCCGTCGTCGAACCGAGCACGGCCTCGCCGCTGGTGCCCTCTCGGTGGCGTCTCCGACATCAGCCCCAGTCACAGCCGCCGACGCCGCTCGCGCGCCGGCTCCGTGGGTCACCCGCGTCGATCGCGTGGACGGTCGCGGATGTCACGTTTGGGCCGCATGGTGCGGTCGCGCTCACGGGGGATGCGCCGTCGAGTGCCTGGACGGTGCCGCCGATCGACGTGGCGCCGAGTCCTGTCGGTCTGTCTGGGGTCGCGCCGTTCGTGCAGTGGGCGGGCGTGATTGTGGGCGCGACCCTGGCGTCGAGGCCTCCGCAGATCGATGCGACGCTGACCGCCCGCGTCGTCCGCGCGAAACAGCTGGCCGACATCCGCGCCGACGACGACGAACTCGTCGAGTTGGGAGTGTTTGATTGATGACCAAGGCCCAACTTGGCGCGGTGATTCGCGGGCTCGTGCCGGCGATTCACGACTACATCGCGGCCTGTCAGAAGCCGATGCATGACCGCCTGACCGCGCTCGAGACGCAGGACCGGCTCGCGGGTGAACCGGGCCCGGCCGGTCTCCCTGGAAAAGATGGGGCCGATGGCTTCGGGTTCGACGATCTCACTGTGCTGCACGACGGTGAACGCGGCGTCACCTTTCGATTTCTGAAAGGGGATCGGGTGAAAGAGTTCACGGTCACGATTCCTGCCGTCATCTATCGGGGCGTCTACACCACGGGGAAGACGTACGAGCAGGGCGACACGGTGACCTGGGACGGGTCGATGTGGCACTGCAACGGCGCGACGATGGCGCGTCCTGGTGACGGGTCGACGGCGTGGCAGATGACCGTCAGGCGTCCGCGTGACGGTCGTGACGGCAAGGATGCGCCGACGATCCCTGTCGTGTCTGTGGGGAGGACGTCGTAAATGCCGAACACCATCACGCTCTATCAGGTTGGCGTCTGGGTTTCTGTCGGATTCTTCACCGGCGCCGGCTGGGCGCTCGGGTCGTGGATCGTGGCGAGGATCCTGCGGTAAATGGCCATCCTCACGCTGGCGCAAGCCAAAACGCATCTTCGCGAAACGACGTCGAGCAACGACGCCGACATCACGCTGAAGCTCGCGCAGGCGGAAGCAATCATCCTCGACTACCTGAAGACGCGGGCGACCACCATCGAGACGATCTCCGCGGCGAATCCCGCCGTCGTCACGACCGACCGACCGCATGGGCTGATCACGGGTGTGACCTACACGATTCTCGGCACGACGACCACGCCCACGGTGAACGGCGCGCAGGTGGTGACGGTGCTCAGCCCGACGACGTTCTCGGTCCCGGTCACCGTGACGTCTGGACAGGGAGCGGCTGCGGGGACGGTGTCGACGCCGGCGTATACGGCGGGCACGGCGCCGCCGAACGTGCAGGCGGCGATCTTGCTGATGTTGTCGCGGCTGTTCGCGCATCGCGGCGACGACGAAGCGGCCGACGAAGACTGCTGGCGGTCGATCGAGAACCTCCTGAAACGATTCCGGGATCCGGCACTAGCATGAAGCGCAGCACCACTACCGGCGCAGGTGAGCTGACCGAGGAACTCACCATCTTGACTCCGACGCCCGTCGCGGTGTCGGTCGCGAGTCTCACGCGCGTGACGACGACGGCCACGGTGACGACCGCGAGTCCGCACGGCTACTCCACTGGCGACTTCGTGACGATCGCTGGCGCGGTGGAGACGGCCTACAACGGCGAGTTTCAGATCGTCGTGACGGGCGCGTCGACGTTCACGTATCAGGTCGCGGGGAACCCGACGACGCCGGCGACCGGCACGATTACAGCGCTCTTCACGAGTGACAGCCAGGGCGGTCAGGGGTCCGGCTTCCACACGCTGGCGACGGTGTGGGGCAACATGCGCCCGCTCAGCGCGTCGGAGCTGCTGCAGGCCCAGGCCGTCAATTCGACGCAGACCTACGAGGGGAAAATCTACTACCGCAACCTGCAGGACATCACGCCGAAGATGCGGATCTCGTGGACGCCGTACGGCTACGCGACGCCGAAGCTGCTCGAGATTCACGGGGTCCTGCCCGATAAGAACGAGCCGCGGCGGTTCCTGATTCTCGACGTGGGAGAGGTGCTGTAGGTGGCGGGCAACTCCGCGCTCGGGCCCGTCTCGGCGGCGATCTTTGCGATCTTGAACGTCGCGTCGCTCAAGGCGGCGTATCCCACCGGCGCCGGCTGCGTCGGCGGCGTTACCGACAATCCCACGGGCACCACGTATCCCCTGCTCTGGTACGAAGTGCGAGGGACGGACATCAGCGGCTTGGGGCAAGGGCCGGACACGACCGAGATCGAGTTGCGGCTGCACGTGTTCAGCACGTGGAACGGGATGCTCGAGGCGCAGCGGATCATGCGCGAGGCGATCAGGCTGTTGAAGTATTCGATGCCGACGGTCGCGGGCTACACGATGCCGATGATTGGCCGGCCGACCGATGAAATCCCGCTGCCCTTCGAGGAGCTCAACGGCGTCAAGGTGCGCGAGCTCGTGACGATCTGGACGCTCTTCGCTGACGAGGTGCCGGCGTGAACGAGCCCGTGATTGTCGATCCGCAGGGCAAGCCCGCGCGCCAGGCGAAGGCGCAGGACGATCGCTGCCCGCAGTGTGGCGCGGGTCGAGAGAAGCGCGTGGCCTCGGGCGGGTTCGGACAACCGCCGCATCCGATCTGTGCGGGGTGCGGCTACGAATGGCATGGCGAGGTGTTCGGTGGCTGAGTTGAAACCGAAAGACTACCGCGTCGTCCTCCGGCATCCCCGACGGGATCAGCCGATGGGCGACATCACCGCCGCGGATGGACGCGTGCTCGCGTCGGCCGGCGAGACGTGCGAAGGACTCTCGCCGGAGGAACTCCAGTCGGCGCTGCGGAACGGCTACGTGGAGCCCGTGCCGAAGAAAGGGAAAAGGTAATCCGCCATGCCCAAGTTTGGCGGCCAGGGCGCGGTCCTGCTCATCGACGGCTACGACCTGCTCGCGGCGAAGGTGAAGACTTTGTCGTTCAAAATCACGTCGCTGACCGAGCAGTCGGACGGCCTCGGCGACGCGAGTGAAAAGTTTTCGCCCGTCGGGAAAATCCGCGCCGTCATCACGCAGGGCGTCGCGTTCTTCGATACCGCGCAGAACAGCATTCACGACGCGATGGCGACCAAGCTGGGGTCGACGCCCGCGGCCGTGGCGCGCGTGGGCGTCTTCGGTTGCATGGGCCAGGTGGCCGGCGCGGTGTTCTGGGGGATCGCGGGTCTCTTCAGCACCGAGTACGAAGTGCTGGTCGAAGACTCCAAGCTGACCAAGGCGAACGCGGCGCATCTCGTGACTGGGCTCGTGGAAGACGGGATGATCGTGCAGCCGCTCGCGGCGCAGACGATCGACTGGAACACGAAGAACCTCGGCACGCAGATCGATTACACCCTCGATCCGTCGCAGACCACGGTCCCGATCACGTCGAACTCGATCGCGAATCCCTCGGTCGTGACGACGCCGGTGCCGCACGGGTTGACGTCGGGCGACATCATCCTGAT